AGCTTTAGAGATCATCAACTTTAGTAGGCGTGGCGCAGACCCATTGTTCAGAGTTATCACTGCTGCTATCCCATTTCTAAATGCAAGAATACAGGGTCTTGATTTGCTTTATAGGGGTGGAATTGGTCAATATTCAGCAGTTAGCAGTCAGCTTGAAGGAACATCATCAGAAATAGCAAGACAGATACAAATGAAGATGCTGACTCGTGGTGGAATGCTTATGTTTTTGACAGCAATATACTATGCTTTGGTCAGTGACGATGAGGAATATCAAAAACTTTCTTTAGAAGAGAGGGATGATAATTGGGTTATTCCACTTGGGAAAGGAATCCCCGCACTCAAAATCCCCATACCTTTTGAGGTTGGCACAATATTTAAAGTTATTCCTGAAAGGTTTATTGATGTAATGATGGGAGGAGATTTGCCTGACTTGGTTAAAAGTTATGGAAGACAAGCAAAAACTACTCTTAAAATCGACCCATTGGGCTTTCAAGCAATTAAACCCATTGTAGAGGTGGTCAACAATAGGTCTACCTATACAGGCTCTGAAATCATTCCTTATTACATGAGAGAAGGTCTAGAACCATCAGCACAATCTCGTTATAGCACTAACGAATTAGCAAGGCTTGTCGGTGAACAGCTAAACATATCCCCTATTAAACTGGAATATATTATGAAAGGGTATGGAGGCACTCTAGGTGGTTATTTATTAACGATGATAGATGCAACGCTCAGGCAAGCTACCGATAGAGATTTCTTATCTCCAAGAATAGATCAAATGCCTGTGTTAAAAAGATTTTTTACTCAGACTGAATTTGGCAGAGGGTTAGAACAACAGTTCTATGACCTAAGAAAAGAAAGCAATATGTATGTGCAAACATTATCCGCTTTGAAAAAGCAGAACAGAATTAAAGAGGCTAAGGCATTAATGGCAAACAGAAAAGGAATTGCAAAAACAAGGTCACAAGTTCTAGCATTAAATCGTTGGTTAGTAAGTTGGAGAGACAGACGAGATAGAATCCTCAACTCAGATTTGAGTCCTAGTGTTAAAAAAGAAATGATTCAACAAATGCAGTTACAAAAATCAAAAAGGCTTGCATATGTTCCTGAGTTAAGAGAGCAGTCTGAATTACCTGTTAGATTTTTTAACTAGCGACAGACGACAGAATTTGACGCTTACGCAGCTCAATCAAAATATTTTACTAGTATATAATTTATAGGCTTTCCATCAAAGCTTCTTCTTTTAACTGCTTTAGTCTAAAGAAACCATCATGCTCAGGATGCTGTGCATGAAACAACCTTGCATAGAATCCTATGTAATCATTTGAAATCTTAAAGTCACTTCCCTGTGTCTCTATCTCACGATCCCACCTTATCCTATTAATAATCGCCCAATGCGAGTAGTGCTTTCTACCGCTTTCTATTGCATCGAAAGTGTACTTCTCAAACAGTTCGTAAACCAGAGGGTTTTTCTTGTGCCACCCCCACCACTTTACCTTCCTTTCATGTAAGGATTTTTTTAGACTTTTGGTCAGTATGTCTGTTGATTCTAAATAACTCATTCTTCTTCTGTCTCCCGTAAATTCAATACCAGTAAAATATTTATCTTTGTCCCAGTGGACAACCACAGGTGCGTGTAATGTAGCAATAGGTACTAATTTAATAGTATATCTTTGTCACAATTTGGACATCCATAGGCTATTTTCTCTTTGTTGTAACCCAAATGATTATTCGGTGTTATAAAAAATGAACCATGCTTAGGACAGACTACCTCTACCTCTGTATCCATTCTCATAATGTGTTCAAACTCATCCAATAGTTCTTCACTCATTCTCTTTCTCCTTAATTAAATTTACAAAATGTTCAGCATCAACCAAGACCAATGGCTTGGTTCTGTTTCTTTTAATTACAACCAATGGTTCATAACCCTTACAGTTTTCCTTTGCTTGCTCATAGGATGTCCATACATTAACTCGCTCTTGGTTCTTGCATTCAATGCTGTATGGAAACTTCTCTCTTGATTGTTTGCCCATGATAATGTCTTCACCTTGAGAACCCATCGGTCTAGATTCTAGGTCTTCTTCGTCTAATCCCAACTGCTGTATTAGTGTTTCCGTAAACCATTTTTGTAGCTTTCTACCTTTGGCTTTTGCACTACTTGGTCTCATAAATCCTCCTAATCACTTAAATTATATACTGGTAAAAAATATTCAATTTTGCTTCAAAATACGCCA